TTTGCCAGCAGGTTGGACTCCCAGAGATAGACGGCTAAATCCTGCATCCGGCGCTGGGTCATCGGCGACAGATCACGCTTACCGTCTCCTGATAGCGGTCGCCAATCGGCGTCGTCATCATCGATGGTCGCGCCGACAGCTTCGATAAAGCGCTCAGGTAGCGGCGCGTCGGCCATGATTAAATCAATAAACCAGCGAAAAGGGTCGCGCATATATTATGTCCTGGTGTTCATATTGGCACGGCGGCGGCCCGTCATGCCGGTGGGTAGGTAAGTATCGGTATCGTCATCATCCACGGTCACACCTTCGGATGGTTGACTTAAAAAGCTTGCAAAATACGCAAGAGCTTTTGAAATAGCAGAATCGCCGTGGCGTTGATTGGGGCCCATTTCAGTCTTGGCCTTGGGCAGGCGGATAATGCCGTTGATAACTTGCAGCGCCCGAAGGTCGTTAAGCTGGTCGTCATCCGCGGGCATGGTCAGTTTGGCGTCTTCCAGCGCGCCTTTGAATTTGGGCATGTTTTCCAGGTACCACGATTCTGACAGTTTGATTTCTTGAATTCGGTTTGAGCCGTAGCGGTGCCGGGCCTGCTCGGCCAGGTACATACCGTTACCGCCTGCATCCAGCGCACCGCCTATCAGCCTGGGCAGGCGATCGACGATGTAAAACAGTACTTGTTCCTGTTGTTTGAAAGGAATGTTACGCAGCTCAACGCTAAACGGCACAGTGCGGTCAAGATTGCTTTCAATCACAATCGGATCTATCACGGTCAAGTCACCAAGGCGGCCAAAGTCCTCACCGAATGCGTGCATCCGTGCCGGGTCCAGCTTTTGCAGCTCAGGCATTAGGTATTCATCACACCAGTCTTTTACCTCAGCCTCGCGTAAATGCTGGAGCCATTCGTTGAAACTATTGTCTTTCGATAAGCGCAAGACCGGATAAGCCTTGCTCATGCGGGACTCGATCAGTACCCGGCTCAATGCAGCCCCGCCTGATTGGCTAGGGATACAAAAATATTCTTCGTCGGCCGCTTCCTTGCTGGGCGCATTGGCAATGGTTTTTTCGCGCCAGGCGGCTTCCGCTTCCGGGCTCCATAGCTTGCCGGTGACGTAGCAGATGCGCTCATACACGCCATCGGCCAGGGCGTCATCTAGTGTGATCCTGTGGATGCTGTAAGGCTTACGGCCTGCCCGTGCATCCTGAACGTACTGATTGTATTCATTGTCCACGCCGTTATGGGTGCTGATAATCCGCACCCGCGCACCCCACATAGTCAATGCCATCGCGGCTTTTAGCAGCTCATGCAAAGAGTCATGGAACGCGGCCTCGTCAATGACGACATCACCCTGCATGCCCCGTAAGTTGGAGGGCCGCGAGGAAAGTGCGGTGATCTTGAAGCCGGAATTTGGAAACTTGATCGTATAGCTGAGGATCTCCTTCGAGCCATCCTCATCTTTGAATATCGCCTCTGATACGCCGCCAGCCAGTTGATTAAAAGCCTTGGCGAATAGCGCACAAGCGGCAATGTACTCCAGAGCCATTTCCTGGCGGCTGCCCACATAATAAACATTATGGCCCCCACGTTTTTTAGGTTTAGCGGCGGTAATGACATTGCTGGCCGCCTCCGCCCAGGTTAAGCCGGTACGCCGTGATTTTTCGGCAATCTTGACTTCGGATTCATCCTCAAACCAGCGCGCCTGGTAGCCCAGCAATACCGGCTCGTTTTGCGGAAAATAGTCAGCGGTTTGCAGCTCAGTAAATTCGGTCATTGGCATTTGAATTTGGTGCGCAATTCCTGCCAGGCCATCATGCGGGCCTGCCATTCGGCTTGAGGGGTTTTATGGGGCACTGAATCCAGGATGATGCTAACGCGCTCGGTAAAATACTCAATAGCCTCATCGCTATAAGCGCCATGTGATGCCAGCCATTCAGTATCTGTGCTCATTTGCCGATTAATATGCGTTTGATGGAGGCTTCCAGCGCTTCGCTGATGCCTTCGTTTTTAATCTCTGTAGTTAGCTCTTCGGCTGCTTCCGCCCTGGCTTGTTGCCTGATTTGTGCAGCGCGTTTTTCATTCTCGGTGCTGGCGCGCTCAAGTTTTTCAATAGCGATAGCCAGTGCTCGTATAAGCTTGGGGTCGGTCGGTTCCTCGCCTTCGCTCATGTGCATAGCAGACTCAAAGGCCAAGTTGCGTACCACTTCGTTCAGCAATGCGCCCACCTTCCCGGCTGGCTCATTGCCCAGTTTGCCTATCCACATGTCGGCAATTGCACGGCCTTGCGTGAGCTTGGCACCGATTCTGTCCATTTTCAGGCTGTAACGATTGACGGCTGATTTACTGATCGGCTCTTCGCCTTGCTCCAGCAAGATGGCATTAATCCTCGCCGTTGCCTCAAGCTGGGTAACACGCGGATCTCTGAGCAGAGTTTGCAGCTGTTCCAGGATGTCAGGTGCTAATGTTTTGATCGTTGACGGGATGCCCATAACTATTTCCGGTGTTAAATTGTGTTGTCGCAATTACCACTTTTTTTGTGTGGTATCTGCGCCAACGTTGGCGCGTTTTTTGGTTGCCTATTTTTGCTATGCAAAATAAACGCTCTGCAAGCCGCTACAATAAAGGCTTTGTGTCTTAAAAAAGTCGGCTGAGTCTAACGTATTCATAAATCCTTGTTGTCGTGATTTTATAAAAGCAACTGAGCTTTTCCGTTATTCGCGCCAACGTTGTCGCGAATCCCTTATAAATTGTGTGGTATCTGCGCCAACGTTGGCGCAAATCCTGAGTAATTTGTAAGGTTATTTTGCCTCTTGATTTTTGAGCCAAACAACAGCTAATTCCAGCGCCAGATTCACCAGCACTCCCGCCAAGGCGTAACCCAGGGTTAAAAATTCTTTGGTCACGGCCACGCGCTTTTGTGCGCCGGTCAGGTCTGCGTCGTTGTAATCGGCGACCACGCGCTTCATGGATTCAAACGGCACGCCACCGACCATAAACTTGGCAAAGCGCTCAATAATAATTGATTTAATATTCACAGTTCACTCCAGGGTAAATCTCATAATGCCCATTGCCCGCCAGCAGCAACATGCTTGGGCGGCAGGGGTGGACGCAGGCAATCAGGATAAATGCAGCAATAGCAATTGCTATCAGCGCCCTGCTCATAATCAAAAGCCAACCTTCTTCGATGTCACAGCCGTAATAATGGCATTAACAATCCCGACAATGGCGGCAATGCCTGCCCCGGCCGCGTTGATGGTTTGCTGGTCTACGTTGATGTCCACGCCAAATCCGCCACCGATCACCAGGCCCGCTGATAGTAAGCCAATGACAGCATTACCGGCAATCTGGCGATTTTTCCATACAGCGGCATTGGATAGCTCCTTGCCGCGTTGGAACAACTCAAAAAAGGCTTTAAATTCTTTAATCATGGCTTGTCTCTACGGTTGAGTTAATCGGGTCTCGGACGGGCAATGCCTGGTACAGAAGCCGCGCCCAGTGCAGTTTCTGCCCCTGCCTCCAGCAGAATGGCAACAGTACAACCGGGCAATTCCTGTGTCGTTAACTGCCCGTTTTGTTCCAGCCAGGCAAGTTCTGTGCGAACCAGGGATAGCGGCGACGCCTGCCCTAGCTGGGTAAGCAAGTCGCAAATAATGGCGTCATTGAGCCGGTAGCCAGGCTCTTTTTGCAATAGCTGCAAGATGGCTAAACGGCGTTGTTCTTGTTGGATGCTATATCTAGCCATGATTATTCCTGTTGCTGTTTAGTTGCTTGAGCTGCCCATAAACCTCCCCCAGCAGCAATTGGGTTTGCTGGGCGGTAGTGTTGAGCATGTCGATGCGTTCATGGATGCGTACAATTTCATGATTAGCCATATCATGCACTTTATTCACATGGTCCTGACTGGGGACTTTCTGCAAATCTATTTCAATTTTCTGGATACGCAAACCTTTCTCGTCCAGTTTTTTCATGACCTTATCTTCAAGGTCCTTGATCGATTTCACGGTGGCGCGCTGGCGACGCCCCATCACTGAAGCAATTGTCAGTGCCAGCGTCAGAAGCATATTAAAAATAATCATCGCCACCTTGGCATCTTCATAATCCATGGGGTCCCTCCTTTTTTCGGGGTGGTTCAATTTTTATCGGTTGCGAGGTTGTCAGGCGTAAAGCCGCATTGGTGATGGCTATCACTATCATCAGCGCCAAATACACCCTGGGCGGCAGCGTAGCACGTACCAGGTCAGGCTGCTCTGCCAGCACGGACAGCACAGCAACGATGCAGTTAAACCATATCGTCTTGGATTGAATCGGTCGTTTGCTGTGCTTCATAAAAACCACCTAAGCCGGTTTTTTCGGTCGCGGGCAATGGCTGCATGATTGCGCAAGCTTTTGGCCTCTTCTTCAAGCCGCTCGGCACGCGCCTCCAGACAGGCGCGCGAGTTCTCAAGACGGTCGATTTCTGCCTGGATTTCATCTTTGTCCATAAGTTCTGCTTGCTTTGCTTTCACTCAATACCCCGTTATTTCTGGGTTTCAGTATAGGTGATGCGTCTGGGTGGTTGTTTTAATGTTCTTTAAGTTAATTCAGCAGCTAATCAAATGATAATCTCCACTAACCACGGAGATACTATGAAAAAAAGAGACTTTATCCAGAAGGCGTGTATTCAGTTCATG